AAACAAGTCTTCTTTTCCAATCATTGAGGTTGTAATTTCCCTCGTCGAATTTTTACTCATTTTACTGAACTGATTTGATTAATTAATATTTGCTTTGCTTCCTTTCTTCCTATATATCTTACAAGATCAGAAAAGTCTTTACAATGATGTCTAGCAGGAATAACAATAGAAGGTAGCCCAAATTCATCACAAAGTTTCTTTGCTGCTATTTGCCCCCAATTCTTCTCTTTACTAATGTCATTGTCATAAAAAACAATAACATGCTTAAACCTCTTACGAAGTTCAGCAATAACATTTCTCTTTGGGTTAACTGTTTCACCTTGTAAACTAACTGCAGGTATCCCAGTAACTTCCCTAATACTCATAACATCTTTTAAAGACTTAGTAAGTATTACCATATCACCCTCTCTAGGAAGTTGACTCCATCCTTGCCATACGTCATATTGAGTTCCACTAATCCACTTTCTATACACAGAATGAGGTTGGTAAACTTTTATGGTAAGTACACCATCTTTGTATTCACGATATGCATACGACAGAATATCTGCTCCATAAACATTATTGTTTATAAAATAATGTTTAATAGGGACAACTCTAAAAAAGTCTAAAGTATCCCTACTAATTCCAAAAGGGTACCAATAAGCTGCGTCACTTTTATTCCACTCTCTCTTGGTTATACTAAGTACCTTTTTAGGTATCTTAATAGACATTTTTTTAGGGAGTGTTGCTTGTAGTATCTTATGGTCAGACCTAGTCATTTCAACTGAGCCTTTATTTTTATATTTCAGGTCTTGTATTCCAAAATCCAAACATACATGAGCTATAGCATCTGCTATAGAATTGTATGAAAATTTCTTCATCACAAAGTCAAAGACATCACCATGTATGTCCATAGTAAAGTCTATGTAATAAAGTTGATTCTTGTCAGAATTAAAATAGACATTAAAACTTTTTTTTGATTCTCTTCTCAGAGGCGATATAAAGGCCCTTCCTGGCTCGAAATCTCCTAAGTAATACCTGAAGATCTGATAAGAGTCGAAACGCTCTAAAACAAGCTCTTTCGTTGCCAAAGGATAATCCTCTAGTTTGTTTAAGTTTATTGCCATAGTTATGAAATAAAAAAGTGCCAAAGTAGTTACTGGGCTTAGAACTCTCTCACTATCAGCCTTCATTAAGACTGATGGTGGTGAGAGCTCTAGAGACTTTACAGCTATCTCCATCCAGTAACTACTCAGCACTTATGTTGGTATGAAGGTATAACAGCCGCTTTCCTCCATCTTTGAAATTTACCTTCCCATACGACTTGGTTGAAGATAAACTACTTTTTTTGCCTACCGTAAAGGTAGTTATTTATGCCTCCATCCTTTCAGGGGACGAGGCACAGTGATAACCATCCCTCTACAGCAAGCGAGCAATTCTGCTCTTAGTCGACTTTCCAGTCCTCAGTTGGAGCATTAACAGTGGTTTCACTGCCTGTGTTTCCAAAAGAAGCTGACATATCAACTGCAGTCCCAGAGGTTTCATCCATCTGTGGACGTTCGAGTATCTCGATTCCAGAGTCTGTCAACTTAGAGTTATCCTCAGTTACACGAGAAGCGTTCTCGATAAAAGGAGTAAAATTTCTAAGCTTAAGGAATCTGCTAGGTTTAGCTTTGATTCCTTTGTCTTCATTTCCAGAGGTTCCGTAGTTAACGAAAACGCGCATTGCTTTGCCGTTACATACTCCACCCACTTGACTCATGATGTTATCCAGCATCTCAATTGCACTTTCGTAACTAGGAAAGACATAGTCTTCACCTAGATAACACTTAGCAATGTGACGCAAAGACTTCATCTGCTTGGTAAGAGCCCAAGTCTTTTCAGGGTCAGTTTGGTAGTAAAAACCTTCAGAGATTTCAGCTCCGTTTGCATCACGCATATAAAACTTCCAGTTAGGCTGATTATCAGCTTCGTTTGGTTGTCTTTTCTGCACGCTGCAGGTAACACTAACTCGACCTGCTTTACCATTATTAAAAATAGGTGTATCAGATCCAGACTTAGCGTCTAAAGATTGATCATTTAGATCAATTGTCATACTCATATAAACAAAAATTAAATTAACAAATCAACAATTACGCTTGAGCTTCCTCAAGTGTTTCTTCTGCATTCATAGTAGAATCAACAACTTCATTGTCATTGTACTGAGTATAAGTTTCTTCCATTTCAGGGGAAGTACTTTCAGTCTGACGACTGTTATACTCATTCATCTCTACTAATTCAGCAGTTTTTACAACCTGTCCTCCAACTTTACGTTCGCCTAATTCTAAAACAAATTCTACGTCCTCGTTGAAGTTGTACTTTTCGCCAAATACTCGAGCTATGTAGCTTCTGAGTGATTTGTTACGAATTTTGTACGGTTTGTTTTTCGTAAGCTTCTTTTGGGAATTATCCTCTTTGATAACCTCTGTGGTGTTACCAACTAAGATAGTATCGTCCTCAAAAGCAAACGAAACACTAGACACTCCAGGTACTAGGTCTAAGTCCTGGACAGCCTTGTCATTAAAGATAAAAGACGCAGAGGTTCCTTTCTTCACTTGAGCTGTAATTGTCAGCACTGGTATCGTAGGATACTTGCCAGTAATTACTCCTCTAGCGTTAGGGATTCCAAACACCGCTTCTCTAATCTCACTACTCTCTAACATCATCTCTAATTAAAATTACTCAATACCTGTATATTTCCTAATAGCTCCTTCCACAATCTTGAGATCATTAGGAATCAGATCTTTATCAAACATACCCAAAGGAGCTTTACAAGTATCGTTACCTCTAGTAACTGTTCTGAAGTGAAAATCAGGCACTTTGCCAGGATTATCTACTACTTCAGTGTAGAGAACGACGGTGGAGAAACTCTCAGGTACGAAAGCATCTAACTGCTTACCTTGAGTCTGCACTCTGTACACCTGTCGACCCATTTCGTCGAAGATGATTTCAGGATGCGCCATAAAGTACACAATTATATCCTTTCTCATATTCTTATTGACAATGCCAATAAGATCATACTGATTACCAGAATATGTAGCCCATTTTTCATAACCAGAATTGGCTCTGAATTTAGGATCCATAACGGCATCAGTCATAGTTCTAGACCAAGTGTCTAGTACTACACTTTTAACTTTTGGATTAGAGTTTGCCTTTTGAAGAACCTTTACAATCTCTGGTACATTAGATGTATGGAAGATGTTTTCATCTTCTGTATACTTCTTATGTGCTCCAGGGAAAGGAAGATCTTTACTATCACTATTAATAATGACAGTGCTCTCAGGGTTGAGATTCATCATAGACGTAGACTTTCCATGTCCACTCTTTCCAACAACAAAGACTAATTTAGCCATATAAACAAATTAACTATTTAAGGTTTACGATTATTACCTAATTCATGGTTTATCAAAGACTGAATATGCTTGCTAGCTTGATTGAGATGCTCAATATCTTTAGTACTGGCATATCTAGTCACTCCTAACAAAGTAGCCTCTAACATTTCCTGAACTACGTCGTCTAAAGTCTCTGGAGATTTCTCTTCAATTACTTCTCCTTTTTCAAGATCAGGTTTCCATGAATAACTGAGAAGTTTATACGATTGAGGATTACCATTCTCATCCTTATCGTACATACTTACCCATTCTTTTTTTGAAATACTTAAAGGCGATCTCAATTGGGCTGGAGTAAGGGTCATAATAGCTCCATGCAGTATAACTTTTACAGATTTATTTTCCTGTACTGCTTTTGTTGCCAAATTACTTCTTACATCAACCATACCTCTAAAAGTCTTTTTGACTTTGTGTATGTAATAATCTTTCATATTACTGTTTCCTCCTCTATTTTGTTATGTTTAAGGTTATCCTTCATGACAGCTATAAACGGCTGACCATCTCTGCACTTGAGATAGTGTATAAATATCTTGTCTCTACAAGGATACTTAGTAGTTCCGTATTCTAGTATGTCAAAAGACCTATAAGGATTATGAATAACAGCTACGACATCAGAAAACATATAACACGCATCTCCACCAAACAAATCTTGTTTGATAGGATAGTGCAACTTTGGTACTGTTCGCCTGTCTGTTGCTTCAATCTCCCTGTTAAGTTGACTAAGGACAATATAAGATGAGGTGATTATCTTCTTGCATTCGTTAAACATAGCCAACAGCTCATAGAGCTTATCAGTTGCAGTTTGTGTCCCTAGTTTCTTCACTAATACAGTGTGGTCTAGAGTCACTAATATCTTCTTTTCAGGATATAACTTATGCATTTTCATAATCGTAGCTCTCATCTCTTCCACATTACCTGTAGTATCTACATAGAATATAGGCTGAGTCGATAAAGACTTAGCTATAGATTCTGCTTGAGACACTTCATGGTCTGTAATATCAAGAGGGCTTTCATCAGCAGAATAGATTTGCTTAACTGTTTTTCCAAGTCCTTGAGAAAACTTTCTTCCAATAAGTCTTCTAGCTTTCATTTCAAAGTTGAAATTTAAGGTTAGAAAATCTTCTCTTGGGTTATACTTAAAAAACTCTTCTTCTAGCTGATTAACAAATGTAGTTTTACCACTGCCAGACATTCCAGCAATAGTATAAATACTACCCCACTCTAACCCATTGATTCCAGCAGAATCAAACTTCGTTAGACTAGTTTTCAGCGACTTAATTCTACCTGCTTTCCTGCCCTTAATGTAGTTCAGTTCATCAGTAGCTGCCGCTGCTACGTGTATTATTGGTAATGGCTTAGACAAATTCTTTTCCATGTCCTACAGTTCCATTAGTGTCTGGCAATTCTGTAACCTCCTCACAGAACGATTCTAGTCTGCTAGTAGGCACTTTTTTGCCTTGTTCAGTGATCTCTTTATGAATAAAGTTATCTGCTTGTTGCAAAAACATAAATCCACCAACTGCTTGGGTATTAATATACCTTTCAGTAGCTGAAAGAATGATGTCCTTAGAATAATCATACTCTTCCAAGAATCTTCTCATCTTGACTACGCATGCCTTTCTACTTCCCATCACTCCAGATCTCCCTGACTTCTTGAATAACTGACGATAATCGTCAATCCAAGTCTCAACTTCCTCAACAATGCCTAGTTCTTTTGCTACTTTAGCTTTATCTAAAATGACATCCACAGGTTTACTTGCGGGGTCGTTCAACACGTAAGACTTATGCCAGAGATACTCTATAGGATTTTCTATAGGAAATCTATCTCGCATAAATTTCTCACACTCTCTGAACTTTCTCAGATAAAGTAACTTAAGAACTATGTAAAATTTGGGTGGAAGTTGAGAATTTATATCTACTTCTATTCTCATCAACTTCGTTGACAAATATACGAAAAAACAACGAATTATGTCTAGTTTTCTTACTTTTTAATAGGGGCTAATTTGTTCCCAAACACAGTACGGCTGTAGGTATTACCCTTTTGTTCATACTTAATAGTGTATAAACTTCCATTACTATATTTATGGACAATAACTGCCTCTATTCCTTTGTACATTACTAAATCGCGCTCTTCCATAACTACAATTACATAGTGCCGTCAATAAGTGCGTGACGCACTAAGGCATATTTGACTCCATCAATTTTATAGTCAATAACAGCATGCTGTGGATAGCCCACTCTGTCTCCTATACTAAATTCATTAAAGAATCCATCATCATATAGTCCATCAGCTACAATAACTCCTGTAATAGGCTTATCTGTATTAGCTGAGTCAGGTATGATAATACCACTTTCTGTCTTCTTTTCTGCTTCATCAGGAAGAATCAAACATCTTCCTTGATTGGGCTTAAAGGTAACTTCACTCATAATTTTCAGGTTTAAAGTTTGTATTTATACTATTTTTTCATCGTATCAACACTGGGTAATGCATAAGAGCTCTTCAGCCCTTACACATCTGCCGTGTTGTTCTTAGTATAAAATAGTATGTTATGATAATTCAGAATTGTTCACTTTGAATAGACCTGTCTTGACTTTGCTGTAGCTAATCAAAGAGTAGGTCTCTGCTTGGAAATGAATCCAAACTTTCTTTTTGTTGTATTTCCTTTCCATCGGATACTTTATTACTTTCCTCATGACTACCGTAAAAGTCAATAGCTCTCGAAGTAGAGTCTTCATAGAATTCTTCCATCCTACTTAAAGGTTCGGTCTTTCTAATTTTCTTAGTCTTCTTTGATTGCTTAGTTGACATAATGAATAAATTTTCTTGGGATTTCGTCTATAACCCCTTCTAGATAATCTTCGTCTCTTGTTCCCATGACGACAAAAATGTTAACTATAGGCAGTTCAGAACGAAATGATCTTCCCAACATTTGTATAAAGCTCAATGTACTACTATCTAACTGTACGATGTTTCCTACAGATATCTTTTTAAGGTTCATACCTTCTCTAAGCATTTTTACAGATATTAGCTCATTTGACTTCATAGC